ATTGACACCTGGTTCATCTGCGCCAACTAATATAGTTTCAGGTGACATATTGTATTGCATAATGATTGAAGGATATAGGGAGTTTAAGTCAAATGAACATACCCAATCATGCATACCGACTTGAGGTTCTTTTACATAACCGCCAGGATAAGCGCCTTTAAATGATTCATTATTTTGTGGAATTGCTATGTGTCTTGAATGGAGATCCCTATAGATTAATGAATCCCATATCGCTACAGTCCCTAGAACTGAATCATAGTTAACACCACCTTTATAAGCCATAGTTAAACAGAGGGTAATAAGGCCAAGCTTATCTTCCATTCTGTCAATCAACTCTACATCTTTAATGTTATAATCAATAAACTTTTGATAATCATTAGCGTGCAATTCATTTAAGTCTGAGGCTTCACCAAAGTCAAGCTTCTTCTCACCAAGAACTACATTCGCAATATGATCAAGTTTATATGATTCTTGTGGACCATATGTAAATGCAAACTTTTTAAATAACGCATAATAATCAAGAGTTGTAACACCCTTTATGTCATATTTAACACGCATTTGATTACTAAAAGGTTGTTGTACATCTCGTTTATCGATCATTTTCCATGGCGATAAGAGTTTTTCTTTGCCTTCGCCAAGTATTTTTGCTATACGATTTACGATATATGGTATATCAAAGAACTCTACGTTCCAACCAGTGATAACATCAGGGGAAGACTTCGACCATTGATATACAAATTTATGAAGTAATTCATATTCATTATTACATTTAATATAACGAACTTCATGATCTTGCATTAAAGCTTTTTCTACATCATAATCACCACAACCAAATGTGTAATAGATATCATCTATATTATTCTTCATTGTAATTGCTGTGATCTCCTGGTCAGCATCTGCTGGGTCAGGAAAGCCTTCACCGAACTTACATTCGATATCTAGGGAAGTAACATTAATAAGACTACGATCCCACTTGATATCGCCTGGGAATTCTTCATTGATATGTTGAGCAACATAATTAGTATTCCCAAAGATTTTAAAGTTAGGAACATCTTTGTATTGCTTCATAAAGTCTGTAGCTTCACTCATACTACCAAATGTAACTGGATCGACAGGGGTACCATCGAGCGCATGCCAATTAGTTTCTTTTTTAGATGTGACGTATAGAGTTGGTTTAAATGGAATCGTGAAGGAGACTTTCTTTCCTTCTTCGAAACCACAATATTTGATTACTTTACCATGACGGAAAGCGTGTGTATAAAAAGATTTATTCATATGGTACTATTATACCATAGTTAGGGGGAGAAGTAAACAGCTTATGTAACTATTTTCTGCATAGGTGGTGTCACTACCGCAGATGTCATGCTATTATACTTATCAATCATCTCATCAGTTGGTTGAACATTAAACATAATATGTTCCTCTTTTATTGTAAGTCCAAAGATACCGATTTCAGTATAAGGCAAATAAGGCATAAAGCCAATTTGTCCTTCATTTGGTATTAACAAAATAGGATCTTTAACTACTGTTATTTTTCTATTTCTTTGTTCGTGTAATTCACATAATATTTCTTCGCCCGATGTTAATCGGATTAATCTAATTTTTTCTTCAATCATCTATGTTCCTTTGGTTGTTTATCTACATAATCTTTTACAGCTGACTTGATTGCATCCTCTGCTAATACACTACAATGTATTTTTACTGGTGGGAGGTTAAGCTCTTCAACAATTTCAGTATTCTTAATTGCTTGAATTGCTTTAACTGATTTACCTTTAACCCATTCAGTTAATAGTGAACTAGAAGCGATTGCTGAACCGCAGCCATATGTTTTAAAAACGGCATTTGTACATACGCCATCTTCAATCTTTATTTGAAGACGCATTACATCGCCACAGGCAGGAGCACCAACCATACCAGTTCCTACGTTAGGATCTTTGGGATCCATCTTACCCACATTGCGTGGATTGTTGTAGTGGTCTAAAACCTTTTCTGAATATGCCATAATGCTCCTTAGTTAATTTAACTCAACAGCAAGCTTGCTGTTTTGTTTAGTTTTCCTAACTTAATGATTTGTGGCTTGTCCTCTTCTGGAATATTATTTTCCAGAGCAACAACAAGCAGACCATCTACAATGTCTGCACCAATAACTTGTATTGTGTCAGATAATGTGAATTGTCTTTCAAATCCCCTTGAAGAAATTCCGCGGTGAGCGTACTCTCTATCTACCGGTGCATGAGGTCTATTACCTTTCACCGTTAAAATACCCTTCTCGAGAGTTAGGTCTATGTCATCTTTACTGAATCCTGCAACAGCAATCTCAATAAGAAAATGACCATCATCTTTTTTAATAACATTATAAGGCGGGTACCCAGCACTACGTGTTTCTGTAGTTCCGTTAAATGGTACGCTTGATAGTGTTTCGAAAAGTTGATCGAATCCAAGGAACGTATCCCTTGGGAAGTTAAATGCTAAGTTTGACATAATTGTCCTCCTATATTATAGCAAGGTTATAAAATGAATACCCTTTCGGCATATCCATTTTTATTTATACAGGTTTCACTTGATACCTATATTATATTTAGGACACAATTCCCATTCAGATTTATCTTTATGAGATATAATTTTGATTTGGTTTAATGCTGCAACTTCTCCAACAGGAGTAACTACTTCAAGTAATCCCCAATCATCCATTAATTTTACAATTGTGTTCCTACGTTTAAGATCATTCTCTGTTAAGTTAGATGGCTTACCATCTAATAAGAATAATTCTTTAAAATGAGTTATGAAATATCTTCCTTGTTTATGAAGGATATGACATGATTGATATAGCTTAGCATCTCTTTTAGATGCTACACCTATTCGTGTAAGTGTTTCACGTATCTTTAGGAAGTCATCTGGTTCTGCTAGTAGTACTTCTAACATCATTTCTGGTTTCCAGTTAACCAATTCATCGTTGTATTCCGCCATGCTGTATTCTTCCTCTTATTATTTTAAGATTTTCATTACTTAAAAGCGGAAGTACATCACGAGCCTTTTCATTGCTATATCCATAATATGATTTTATAGCTTTAATGTCTTCTGATTCACTAGCCTTATTCCACTTGGAAAACCTATTTCGTTTTCTAACTATATTTATAAGAAATAAGTATTGCAGGCGGGAATCAAGATGGTGAAACATATTCATTTCATTGGCATATATTACTGAATCAGGAAAGTAAGATAGACCACGATTAACCATAAAGGCATTGTAGTCTTTCTCATCTTCCATGATATCTTTTTTGGTAGAGGATATCGATTTGATAAAATCAAATGGACTACTCATCATCTAAACCTTTTTCTAAAAAGCCAGTCATTGCTTTTAATAATTGGCTGGCCTTTTCTAATTGCCATACAATATTTACCATAGCTAAAGCAATAATTATTGTTGAGTATTTTGCTAGTTCTGTTAACATATTAGTCTCCTATTGAAAAAATAAACATATGATTACTATTAAAGGAATAGCAATCGCTAAAAACATTATCATTTGAATTTAATCTGTGACATTATTTCAGTCATACATGCTACCACATTTATTTCATGGTCAGCTACAAAACTATCCTTATAAGAATAATCTGCAAGTATGAGTACCAATTGCGGAATGCTATTAGGTGCCACATACATAATCATATTATCATACACCATTCTAAAAAGCTTTGCAGATTCTACGTCCATGTTATCTGTTACCCATTTACGCATTCCTTTAAAGTTTTTAGTCTTAAGATCTTCCATCAATCCTTGAACACTTGCCTCTGATAAAGTGACAAGAACTCCAGTATCGATATGACCACTCATACCATACCTTTGACATTCATTTATAACACGACGCCAGTCTGGTATGTATTTCATAATGAGTTCTGCAATAACTGCATTGTCATATGTAATCTTTTCGGAATCAAGAATGAATTGAAGCCTAGACATAAATGCCTGTGCCATCTTAGCTTTGTTCCCTAAGTTGAATTCATATACAGAACATCTCGAATGGAGAGGATCTATTATACGATTCTTAAAATTACAGGTTAATATAAATCTACAATTCTGCGAAAACTCTTCAATGAATCCACGTAATGCAGGTTGAGTAGATTGGGGATTTAGGTAATCAGCTTCATCGAGAATGACTACCTTTTGTCCACCATGTAATGATATAGTACTTGCAAACTGTTTGATCTTGCCACGTAATGTATCAATGTTTCCATC